GGATATTTAGAAGCAGTAACGGATATGTGTGAAGAATTTCAAATAGAACCTGAACTCGCTGCTAAATATCTATCAAAACCGCTTAAAGAGAAATTAAGAGTAGAATTTGAAGAAAAGAATTTCTTACCAAAAACACCAAAACTTTTTTAAAAGACACTTGACATGCTCAGTATATCGGTTATACTTAGCGAAACAACTGACGGAAACAGTTGAAAACATTTACACAGGAGTAAAACATGTCATTCGAATCACTAAAGAAGAAGAGTAGCAATTCTGACGCACTAATTGAAAAGTTGACATCACTTGATGATAAGTCAAAGAATCTATATAAGGACGATAGGTTCTGGCGACCCACGGTAGATGATGCTGGAACGGGTCAAGCAATTATCCGATTCCTACCAGAATCCCCCGGTGAGGACAATCCCTATGTTCTCTACTACTCTCACGCCTTCCAAGGTCCGGGTGGTTGGTACATCGAGAACTCTCGAACCACTATCGGTGAGAAGGATCCTGTCTCAGAGATGAATACTCGTCTTTGGAACAGCGGAGATCAATCCAAGAAGGATCTTGTTTCTCAGAAGTACAAGAGAAAGAAGAACTATGTCACCAACATTCTTGTGGTGGATGATCCAGCGTGTCCCGAGAACAATGGAAAGGTCTTCCTCTATCGTTATGGTATGAAGATTCACCAGAAGATTCAAGATGCCATGAAACCAGAATTCTCAGACGAGGAAGCAATCGTTCCTTTTGATTTCTGGAAGGGTGCAAACTTCCGAATTCGTATTCGTAAGGTTGCTGGTTATCTAAACTATGATAAGAGTGAATTCGATTCGATGTCGGAACTCTATGATGGTGATGATGAACGTCTCAAGAAGTTGTGGGAGAGTCAGTATTCTCTGAATGAGTTTATTGATCCCAATGAGTACAAGTCATATGACGAACTCAAGAATCGTCTCGACGTTGTTCTCGGTAGTTCTGCTCCCAGAACCACCGCAGATTCAACCATGCTAAATGAAGAGGAGGAGGATGAAACTCCTACCAGTGCAGCGTCAGTCTCTGCACCCTCTGAGGATGACGATGCTCTGTCATACCTCGAACGACTAGCAAGAGAAGATTGATAAGAATCTTCATCGAGACGAGAACCCCCGGATTCGTTCGGGGGTTTTCTTATGTTGTGATAATTCTCAAAACAGAAGAGTCAGTTTCAGTAGCAGGTTCCTCACCCATCGCAAAAGATTCTGTTGATGTATTGTTTGTTGTCTGTGAAACAACCATAGCGGGAGATGCAGAATACATTTCCTTCATGTCTCTTGCTTCATTTATTTGTGCGTCTAAACTTTCCATGTATCTCTTGAGTTCGAGTGCTGCTCCTCCGACTTCACTTTGATTTGTTTCAACCAATGTCACTCGTTTTCCACTCTGATCTACTGCTATCCCATTCTCCATGAAGTAAGGTCGCATATTTTCGGAAAATGTTGACTTATCATCACCATAATAATACTGACCGAACTTCTTTCCAAAACCTTTTTCTCTTCGAAGTTCTGCCCTTCGAGCAGCAACTTTTTCATTAATTGACTCAGATTCTGCTTGTGCTTCTTCACCCCCGAACCAACCTGTTACCCAACTACCAAGACCACTAAGAAGATCACCACCAAGACTTACAATCGAAGACGCAGAATCCCAGAACCCGAGTGGGTCGAATATTTTCTTACTATATTCCCAAAGGTAAGAGAATCCACCTTTCACACCATTCCAGAGTTGTTCGATGAGACTAAGTGTTTCTTCTTGTTCATTTGCTGTTATGGTTTCCACTTCTTGTGGTGTTTCTGCACTCACAATACCGAGGTCTTGATCTCTGGTTACTCGATAATTGAACCCTTGTTCTATTCTTTCTCTTACTCTTTCTCTCATAGCAACCAGATTGTTGTTTAAGTTTTCCTCTTTTATTTCTGCCGCTCGGATGGATCTCGAATCTTGGGGTCTTCGAGGCGTGACGACATAACGATCTTCTTCTTTATTAAATTCAACATACCTGTCATTTGCCACACCTAACGGATCATTGGGATCACTATACGATTCTACGAGACGAACTCGCCGACGTTGTGTTTGTTTTGGTTCCTTCTTTTCTTCACCACTCCACCAACTAGACAACCAACTTCCTATTCCGCCAACTGTATTGCTAACTAAATCAATTGTTCCTTCCCATATACCAAACGGATCAAGAATATATTTTGTATATGACATCACTGATCCAAGAGCAGATTTCAAACTATCCCAAAGACCACCAAAGAAACTTTTTGATTCTTCTGCTTTCTCTTGATTTAATTGGTTTATTTCGTCTAGTTCTCCCTCTGCTCCAACACCGACAATACCGAGGTCTTGATCTCTGGTTACTCTACCACTACCAAGACTCTTTAATTTTGGTTCCTTCTTTTCTTCAGTAACTGGTTCCTTCTTTTCCTCACCATTCCACCAACTAGAGAACCAACCACCTACATTACTGACAACACTACTTAAAGTACCTGTGGTAGTTCCTGTTACCAAACCCAAGGTTGTTTCCATAACACCAAGGGGATCTATTATTGATTTGTATGTTCCAGCAAGAGTACCAAGAAGACCAGAAGTTAGACTTTCTGTATACGTCTCTGTGTTTGCATACATCGCGTTGATTCTATCTTGTGACGCATATTGCTCTTCTTCGCCTTCTGCACCAACACCGAGGTCTTGATCTCTTGTCACTCTACTGCGACCAGAACTCTTTGGTTTTTCCTCTTCCTCCTCCTCTTCATCATCTCCACCGAACAACCAACCACCGATTGATCCTAACCATTTTGATGGTGATGTTACCCAATCAATAATTTCAGCAGCAGTCTCAGACAGATTGCTGAATATTGAGGTAACGTAATCCCATATAGTCTCAAATGGCCACACAAAAATATTGTAGAGCATATTTCCAGCGGTGTCTACAAGACCACTGACCATATCGACTATAAATTCAAACGGTTTTACAAATATACCAACTAGGAAGTCTTTCGCACCACTTATCAAACTTGAAACAACATTGTATAAAGTTTTATATGGCCAAATTATCAAATCTATGACGAAACCGATCGCCTTGAAAATCATCTTCAATGCGAATCCAATTGCTTTGACCAACCATGTTATTGGTTTAAAGATAGAGAGTGCGACAATCTTTAGAACAAAACCAATTGCTTTTGCTATAACATCAATTACAGCAAAAATAGGAGTAAGAACATAAGTGTCGAGGAGATTCCAAATTTCTTCAACGACATCGGCAATAACGGTGAATATCTCAGTGACTAGTTCTATGATCGGATCGAGGATTCCTTTAATGACGTTAAATATGGTTTTGATTAATCCCCACACAAACCCAAGTATTCCGAATATCAATTTCATTTGTATTTTGATTGGAATCAAAATTGCTTTAAAGAGTTTTGTTGCTTGCTCAAAATCTATCAAACCAAATGTCAGACCAGAAATAATCTGGGAGACTGCACCGACTAAACCATCATATACATTGTCGAAAAAGTTTCCTGTGCTACTGAAGAAACCTTTTGCAAACCCAATTAGTGCTTCGATGCCAGTAATCACCCATCCAAGAAGAGGAATCCATTTAGCAAATTTACCTATGACTGAACCTGTTCTGATAAGTTTCAGAATTCCTGCCATGAAGTTTCTAAGAAGACCACCCTTACCAAATACGAACGAAAAAACACCACTGAACGACTCCATCAATGGTCCAATGAATCTCGTTGTGTTGCTGAACATTTCACCGATGTTTCTGAAGAACCCAACTATTCTTCCAACAAAACCACCACTATTGGATAGTTTAGAAACCATACCACCGAAGAAGTCAACGATGTTTAAAACAAAGTTCTGTCCATTTTGTAATATTCTAGAAACATATCCGGCGAAGTTTTCAACTTGTTTCGCGAGTGTACCAAACCAACTAAACCTCTTACTCAAATTAGAAATGATCGCACCAAGATTAAATTGAATCTTGGTAAAGAGCATACTAAAGTCTATTTTCGACAGAGCATTACCAAGGGATCTGATGATTCCCGATAAAACACCAAATACTTTGTAACTTCTGTATATGTACGCAACACCAACCGCAATCACGCCTTGTAAAATAGTTTTAATCCATCCAATAAGACCACCGGAATCTTTGAATATGTCTTTTAGTTGCTTAGACATTGAACTTATTGCAGACGCGATAGTTGTTGAGATGCTATTAGACAAATCTCTAAAAAGTTCTTTTAGATTTCTTTTATCTTCTTGTCTTTCTTCTTTTGATGATTTACCAATATCTTGTAATGTTTTGAATGATCTACCTAACTCGGATGAAAGTGCGGTGAAACTCTTTCTCAATCCCTTGAATTGATCTTTAAAAACTTGTTTCTCGGTATCTGTTTGTGATCGAATAGCATCATTTGTTTCATTACCGCTACGAGTGATAGCGTCAACGATTTCTTTCGTGTCTTTTGATGATTCTGATCTTTTTGGTATTAGAGACGAGAGGGGGGTTGACCTTGGATTTGACTTTGTTGGGTCTGATCCACCTTCTCCCCCGCCCTTCTTATTTGGATTGAATGGTTCCGCCATTAGAATCTCCGATTACATTCTGCTTTTTAACCGAGCATGTTCTTTCTGCTGACGCTCACTCTCTTCTTTGAGATATTGTGTCAGTAGACCGAGATAAACTTGTCTCTCCCACGGAATCATATTCTCCAAATCGCTCAAACTATATTTATGATGTTGCATCAGCATGAAATTTACCTTGTAGTGGTTTTCGAGCGAATCATGCGATACACACATCAGAAAAAATTACTGAGTCCCTCAATATCCGTATCATTTTGTGCTTTACAATGTGGGCAAAGAAAATTCGACTTGCATTTTACCTTTGGTATATTTTCAAAGAAGGTTTGAATCTTCTGTATGTCACGAACACTGAGAGACTGAATGAAATCTCTTACCTCTTCGTTGGTGTAGTCCGAGACATTGTGGACGGTGGAACTATCATAGATTGATTCGAGACAGGATATAATCATGTCAATAGAGTCAGACTTTTCTTCATCGAATCCCACCATATCCATACTTGGATATTTCATAATCAAACCAACATCCGAGGTGATTGGAATCTTGAAATCTTGTTTCTTTTTCATGTCAACATAAACGTCTTTTTCTAGATTAATATCAATCGGGTTTTTCTTCTCGCATTTCTCACACGGAATGAAAAGAGAAACAACCTCACCAACTGATTTTGCTCTCAGTGCAAGGAATAGATACTCGATATCGAATGTTGTGAGATTGTCAACATCAATGTCAGTGATGATGCAGTTAGAGAGTAAGTTTTTTACGTTTCTTGCAAGTTCTTGTTGGTCTTTCGTTTCACCCAACATCATTAACATTTTTTCTTCCTTCACAAGAAATGGTCTATATTCTATAGACTTTCCTGTGGATGGAAGTTTAACTTTATAAGTTGTTGTTTGTATTTTTGGTAACGCCATAATAATCTCCATGTATTAACTGATCGTATCAATCCACTTTCTATAAGACAATACGACTTGTGTTTTGACCAAGGTATCTCCTGATGTACTGAGGTCAATTGCGTTTATTGATTTTGGAAAAACATCTTGTACCGTGTAAGAACAAGTTATCTCTTCCCCAACCTCATTGAAAAGGTTTATTCCCATGTTACATATGTAAGAATCATAATAGTTTAATTGGTATGTCACTTGATCGACAACTCTGTCTTGCCATTTCTTGAACAAACCACGAATGGACAGATTTTCGTCGTCGAAGAACTCAAGTGTGATGTCGCCCTCATAAATTACCCCATAAGGCATCTCTCTGTCGATCGCTTGCAACTTGACTGCTTCGCTCGCAATACCAGATCCGGGAAGAGAGACAGATTCAAGACGTAGATTCATTTTTTCTTGATCTTGTCTTGTGAATACTTGTTCGCCGTTGCGTGTGTTAGTAAAGAAAATTTCGTACCGATCACTCCGAACATAAGAAGACTTTCCTATTTCGGAAATGAAAGATGAAATATTGAATGAGTTAGGAAAAAATCTTGTCATTTCTTTCTACTTTCTTTTCTTGAAATATTCATACTATCATTCCAGATTTTTCGACGGGAAGCACCCACAAATAAACTTTCATGAAGCACGGATATATCTCCTAAATAGAATTCCCTCCACATTACTGGTTTGATTTCAATCGCAACTCTACCCATCAAATCTCTACGATATTGTTTGATACAAGGAAAAGCATCCTTATATCTATTTCGATAGTTCTTGATCATGTCGTATCTTATTCTTGATCTTGCATCTTCATCGTCAATATCATTGTTCAATTGAGCAATTGCAATATCAATCAGTTTTTTACGTCTGTCTGGTGGTAGATAAAAAGGATTCAATGCCAAAATTGTTTCTGGTTTTGCATCAAGTAGAATAACCATTGGAAATAAGTGATAATATGGTAGTTTCTTTGAACCCTTCCCTGCTGGGTTTCGATAAGAGAAGAGAAAGCATTTTGCAAAATCAGTAGAATTTGAACCGATTGTTCTAGAACTAAGAACCTCCACATCATCCTCTAGTAGATCGGGTGATGCGTAGTCTAGAAAGGCAGCAAGTTTTGGTGATATTCGTTTGAGTTTTTTAGATAACATCAGAATATGTCCTTTTCGGTGAGTATCTTGAACTTCCACCCACGGACATGACAAAACTTCTTCGCTGCATTCCACTTTGCAGTATTGATTGCATATGACTTAACTTCGGTTAGGTACGTTCTTGTTAATTTACCGCTCTTTGGTTTCGAAGGTTCAGTGGTTTGCTTCTCTGGTTTTACCTCTATCAAAAGAGTGTCTATTTTCCCCATTTTGTTTTTGACCTCGACCAAAAAATCTGGGTAATACTTGTGTTTTTTGTTATCTACCGGAGAAACGTATGGTATGCAGACTTCCTCTGATGACCAACTAACGACATTTGAGTTTGTGTCGAATGTCTTCATACATTTTCTCTCCCACAAACTCCTATAGATAATATTGGTAGGATTACCATTATACTTGCTTGGATTCTGTGGTTTATATTTTCCTTTATACGACATACATAGTATGTATTAGGAGAAAAACAATGGCAGAAGAGTTCTCAGAAGAAAACGAAACACTACTATCGCAAATCGACAATGCTCTCAAGGATAGCATTCGCAAAAGCGGTGCTTTTAATTCTTTGAGTAGCACTGGGACTCCTTTATTCTATCCATATGATCTCTTGAGATCAGATACAGATAGTAACGAAAAAGAAATCGTAAACTGGTTAGAGTTCAGAGTTTTCACCAAAGAAAGTTCTGGTCTTGAAGGAATTTATAGAAAAATCGCCGATTCGACCAGAGAGTCGGAACTGTTGGACGACTTCTCGGAAGAAGAAGTAATCTCTGTTGCTTTGAACGAATTAAAAGGCGATACGAAACAAAGACTTCGTGAAGATGGTCCATACACAGATGAATATAAAGAGAAACTAGCAAAGGAACTAGTGGAAAAGGATACAAGAATCGGAAGAGCGACTGAAAAATCGAGAGACTCCATATATCTCTACGTTCCGGGTGAACTTCAATTCTCTGATGGGTTCGAATACGAACAAACTTCTTTCTCTGCAATCAAAAACATAGGAACAGCAACAGCAACAAAAGGTGTTATTGCAATTGGTGGTTTGAGAAAACTTGCAGGGTTTGCAGACAAAGCATCATCACTTCTTGGTGAGTCAGAAATCAACGCAGGTGGAGCAATTGCCCAATCTCTTGGTGTTGTTCTGAATCCAAGAAAAGAACAAACATTCAAAGGTGTGGAGAGCAGATCCTTTTCTTTTAAATTCACGTTTGCTCCTCGTAACGAGAAAGAAGCAATCACCGCAGCGAATATCGTCAAAACTTTTCGTTTCCATGCCTATCCAGAGTTATCTTCTAATAGTGCTTTTCTTCATCTACCATCCGAGTTTGAACTGAAGTTCAGAACTTATGATCCTCTCGATGGGATGATCACGACGAATCCCGTTCTTCCGAAAATAGGTAGATGTTATCTACAAAAAGTATCGACAGATTACACTCCGAACGGAGTGATGAACTCCTTTAAGAACGGAATACCTCCTAAGTTTAATTTAGAAGTCACATTCGTAGAGACAGAAATTATCACAAGACAACATGTCTATCTGGGGTACTGATGTATTTTAAGAACTTTCCATCCATACTATATCCTCTCGAATCTGGTCAACTTGACCAGATTAAGGATATTATTACAAGAGTTGGTTTCTCTGAAGATTCGAAGATCAATGCAAATACTTTTGTCAAATATTATGTTGAAGAAGGTCAGACACCAGAGAAAATAGCAGAAGAAGTTTATGGGGATCAACAATATCACTGGATAGTTCTTCTTTTCAATGATCTAGAAGATCCTATCTATGATTTCCCAATGAGATCAAAATCACTTGATGACTTCATAGATAAAAAATATCCCTCCAAAACTTTATTTCTCTGTCCAGTTGGTCTGACACAAGAATTCTATTCACACTATGACTCAAGCACTTCACCCAACTTCGAAGAAGGTGATACAATCACCACCTTTATTTCTAGAAACAACTACAAAGATGTTGGTGATGATGCCGTAATCGGTGTCGTTAAGAAATTTATTCCTGAACTTTCCTGCATTCAACTACATTCTCTCGCTGGTGACATAAATGTTGGAGACATCATCGCTCGCGGATATAAAGGCGAAATACGGGCACAAGTCAGACGAATAAATGATAGTAGATATGCGGTTCATCATTTCGAAGAAGACTCAAATTATCTAAACCCTCTCGCCACCCCACCTGATTCAAATGAAAAACAAGTTCCACTTGGCATGACTGGTGATGGATATAGTGTTCCTGTAGGAACAACACAAACAATTCTTGAAAACTACATCAATGATAATTTCAATGACTATGTGATCACAAACGAAGAACATGAATTTAGAGTAAACGAAAGTCGAAAAACACTAAACCTATTGAATCCGATTCTTGCAGAGAATGTCATTCGAGACTTGAGAAAGATTCTGAATAGATGACAAGACCCATCACAAAAAGAAACAAAGCGACTGATCGTTATGAAAAACTTAACGATTACGAACTCGTATCGTGTTATATGGAATATGACAATGGCGGTCGAGTCGATCTTCGTCCATTGTTTCACTCAATATCATTCGTTGAAGACATGAATGTTAGTGCGATGTCTGGTCAGATTCTTCTCAAAGATTCAGTCGATCTCTTGAATAGTTTTCCCATCAGTGGACATGAGAAAATTTACATCGAATATCGAACACCCGGCATAGATGCTGATTACGAAAGTAAAACATTTAGAGTGGTGGAAGTCTCTGATCGTGTTCGTTCAAAAGATGATAAGAATGAAGTTTATAAAATAAAGTTTGTATCTGAAACCGCTTACATAAATCCATCAATAAAAATATCCAGAAGTGTTAAAGGTAAAATCAGTGATATTGCTTCGGGTTTATACAAAGAGTTTCTCGGTGGCAACCTGATAGTTCAACCGACTTCGGGTGAATACAAATTCATTTTACCCTATTGGACTCCTTTCAAAACACTTGAGTGGTTGGCGATGAGAGCGATTCCAAAGAAGTCACAAAGTGAAACAAACTATTTCTTTTTCGAGAACATGGACGGACATAACTTTGTTTCTTTGAGCAGTCTATCCGATCAAGAACCTTTACTTCAATACTAT